CTACCGCTTTTTTAACTTACGACAGTTTGGGTTGTGGCGTAATGGCGAATGAACAAACTGCTTATGCCTTCACACTACAAGGCGGAAAAACTGGTGATTATGTCAGAGTGCTGATGGGTATTTTCAATACTAACTTCCAAGGTGGGTTCAGCAAAGGTTTCAATAAAGGGTTTAGTGGAGGAATATAATTTTTTAGTTTTTTAGTTTTTTTGGAGAAGGAAGTGAATTTTAAACATTCGGGCGACGCGGGCGATCTTGTATATTTCTTACCAGCAGTTAAATATTTACATAAGCATGGTCCAACACATATTTATATTAAACCAGAGGCATTTACCAGACAGCCGCTTACATTGGCTGCCATTCAGCCTTTACTACCACTACTGAATAAACAATCATATATTGATTCTGTTCAAATGTGGAATGGCGAAGATGGCATTGACTGTAATGAATGGAGAAGAAACTATCAATTCACTGAAAATCTAATTCAAAAACAGTTAGAAACTATTGGTGTGCCTGTTGAGTGTGCGACAGACCCCTGGATTGAGATAAATCCAAAGAAAGTAGCAAAACAAGTTATAAACAGGACATTTAGATATAGGTGTCATTTTCCGATTGAATTCGTTGAGGATGACGCTATTTTTATTGGTTCACCACGAGAGCATATAGCGTGGCAGGCGGAGTTTAATAGAAAGATTGACTATTATCCTACCAAAGATTTCCTTGAAGCCGCAGAAGTGATTGCAGGGGCGGAATTATTTATAGGCAATCAAAGTTGTTGTTATGCTATTTGTGAAGGTTTAAAACAGAATAGCATATTGGAAGTATTTTTGCCCTCTCCAAATTGTATTACAAGTCGTCCTAATGCTAGATTTGTATTTGGTTGGACCGAAAAAGAGTATCAAATAAGAGTATTTTAATGATAGAAATATTAGTTTTTTCAGATAAATCATGTTTGCCTTGTAGAAAATTAAAAACATTATTGGATAAACATAATGTTGATTACAGGGTTATTGATGTAGATGAGTACCCAGAGACAACAGTTGAGTACCATATTTCGGCCTTACCCACATTAATAATGATTGATGGTGGAGAAATACAAAAAAAGGTTGTAGGACTACTTACCAAAGGTGGCCTAGATGATTTTCTCAAAATATAATAGATACAAAGATTTTTGTAAATTTGTTAAAAAGCATCATCCTATAAAAATACAACGCCGAAGAGTTCCAATAAGTTGTTACGGTTGGTACAAATCTAATTTAATTGTAGTAGACCGTAATGCCGACGAAGACCTTGCGATCTGGGTAGTGATTCACGAACTTGGGCACTTTTTAGCCAAGGATAAAGAAAAGATTGAACACGATAGACATTTTGGTGTAGGATATTATAAAGCGTATAACTTATATTTAAATTGGATAGACGGTAGGAGAGGGTATGACTGAAACGGAACTTATGGAGATTTTTTTACAGTCGCCTTATCTACAATTTGAGCCACGAGAAGATGATCCTGATAATGGGGATGAGCAAACAAAATATATAAATGATGAATTTTCTGGAATTAAATGCGTTATCGGTGGTAATAGATCATCTAAAACGTTCGGAACTGCTTGGTTATTTGCGAAAGAATTATATACCAGAGAGCCGCCAATGCCCAATACGCCTGTTTGGATTGTATCTAAAACACTTGAACTTGCAGGAATGATATGGAGTCAAGCATTATCACTTTTTATTCCCCAAGATCAGATACAACATATTAGGTGGCGGCAATCTGGTGTATATCCCGAAACAATTATTTTGAAAAAAAATGATAAGGGCAATAACTTTATCATAAGATTTCTTTCCTCAGAAATGGGAAGAGAGGCATTGCAAACTGCCGCTTTATTTATGGTTTGGTGTGATGAGCAATGCCCTCAAGCTGTATTAGAGGAATTATATACTCGTTTATCTAACTGGACACATCCAAATTGTTTTCTTTATTCTCTTACGCCGCTTAAACCAGATTCATATTTATCTGAAAAATATCAAAATAGATTTGAACCAGATGTATCAAAACAGTGGCGATTTTATTCTCTTAACACTGAGAAAAATAATTTTATATCAGAGGAATGGAAAGAAAATTTCCTAACTTCTCTATCTCCTGAACAAAGAGCAACTAGGCAATTTGGGCATTTTGCTAATTATGCTGGTGCGATTTATAAGGAAATGAAAGGACATCACGAAGTAAAGCCATTTGATATATTATCCCAAGTAAATAAAATATACATAGGAATTGACTTTGGATGGAGATTTAATGCGGCAGTTTGGATTGCTGAATTAAATAATAAATATTATGTATTTGATGAATTACAATTACAAGAAGAAATGACAGAGGATTTTTGTAAGGCAATTATAGCCAAAGGATATGACCACAGATATAGGTGCCATGCAGATTATGAAGACCCAATGGCTATGAGGCGTATGAATATTGGAGGTTTATCTGTTGGTAATGCTAAAAAAGATGTGTTTGATGGCATTGAATGTTTGAGAGGATTATTTCATCAAGATAGATTATTGATATTTAATACTTGTAAAAAAACATTATTGCAATTAAAGAGTTATGTTTGGGAAGAACTAAAAGAAGGACAAACTGAGAAACAAAAGCCAAAGAAGGTAAATGACCATTTGTGTATAGCAGAGGGACAATCCATAGATTCACCAAATGGTGATATATTCGCTGAAAATATTAAAGTAGGAGACTTGGTTTATTCTCACTTGGGTATAGCAGAAGTGCAAGATGTAAAATGCACAGGAGTAAAAACTTGTTTAGCTATTGATTTGACCAATGGCAATAATATACAATGTACTTTAGAGCATCCGTTCAAAACAAATAAAGGTTGGTCGGATGCTGAAAATCTTGAAAATTGTATATTATATCAAAGGGACAAGAAATGGAAATTAAATCATATATTACCAGAAATGGAAATTATGCAGAATGTGTTAAATATGGAGGGTATAAATGGTATCGTTATCCAAAAATGGAAGGAACAACAAACCACGGAAATATATCATATTTTAGAAGAACAGAAAGACACAATAAACTCGTTCATTTCTGGCTTCATAAACAAGTATGGATTGATAATTACGGAGCAATTCCTAATGGAATGGTACTACATCACATTGACGGAAATCCAGCAAACAATGAGATTGCAAATCTCCAACTTACGACTGCTCAAAATCATGGAGCTTTGCATGGACTATCTGAACGAGCATTATTGGAAGCAGCAAAATGGCATGGAAGTAAAGAAGGAATTGAATGGCATAAAATACATGGAAAAGAATGTTGGAAAAATGCTATTCCCCAAAAATATAAATGTGAAGTTTGCGGAAACGAATACGAAAGTATTACCCACTCAAAAAGTAAATTCTGTTCTAATAAATGCAGGTCGCAATTCAGAAGATTGCAACACACCGATGATGAAACAAGAGTTTGCAAATGGTGTGGAAAGGATTTTTACGCAAATAAATATTCAAAGACGCAATGTTGTTCCCGTAAATGTGGATGCAAATGGAGTTGGAGTCAAGGAAATCACTATGATTGATGAAAAGCCAGTTTATTCTATTAAAACTTCTGATGGCACTTATTTTGTAAATGGAATTTTAACTTCTAATTGCGATGCTTTACGATACGCTCTTTATTCCACCATTAAGTCTGAGGTTAAACCTTGGACTTCAACGGTTGGTGATCGTCCAATTCAAATTGTAAAATCACAGAATCCATTATTAAGAGGAAGAAAATGAAACTAGAATTATACAAATATTTTAATTGTGGAGGCCCTGTTGTTCATCCCACCAGGGCATTTTGTTCAATATTGCCCTGGAATGATGGCTACACGGCAGTGGTAAGAGAATTTAATATTATGGATGCAGATGGAGCAAATCATTCTGATATTAGACGACTCAAATACGATAATAATTTAACCTTATTAAAGGATGATTTACTTTGTAGAGGGGAAGATCCACGCTTGTTTTACTACAAGAACGACCTTTATTGTATTGCTTGGACATGGACTCATAATGTTGATTGGAATATGTTTCTGGTGAATGTTTCCACAGGCGAAGTAATTCAATTACAGTTTCCTGATTACAAAGGCAAGAATTGGATTCCCTTTGTAGAAAATGACAAATTGTACATTATTCATTCGTTCCAACCATTAGTGATGCTGGAGATAATAGGAAATCAGTGTCTTTACAGATGTGGGTCACCAGCTGCCTCTCCTTCAGTCTTCCCGACGCCAGATGAGAAGCTGCTGAATGGGGCGGCGGCAAACCAAATGATTGGCGAATATCGGGGAGGGTCCAATGCCATCAGTAAGGATGGCATAATCAAAGGATTCGGACACAGAACCATAAATAGGGATAGGCATTCTATTTTCTATTATCAAATAGAAAATGATACGATTCAAATAGAAGAGTGCGAAGTAAAAGGTTTACAAAGATATGACAATGTTCTTGACCCTACAAGTTTTTGGGATAATAAAGTAGCCATTAGCTCTTCTGGCGAGGCGTGGCATAAGTATCAAACTATTCTTCACGCAATACTTATTAAAACCTAACCCAAAGACAAATGAAGCATCAATTCACCTATAAATATAGGTTGTATCCAACGGAGCAACAACAAATACTTTTAGCCAAACACTTTGGTTGTGTAAGGTTTTTGTATAATCAGTTTCTCCGTTCTCGTATTGATGCTTACAAAGGTGAAGAACACAAGTCATTAAATTACTATGACAACGCCACATCCATCCCTGAATTGAAACAAATATATGAATGGTTAAAGGAAGTCGGCAGTCAATCACTTCAATACGCAGCACGCCAATTACAGAATGGCTTTGATAATTTCTTTGAGAAATGTAAGTTAAAGAAATCAGGCAAGTTCAAAGGCAAGTGCGGTTTCCCAAGATTTAAGAAAAGACACGGCAAGCAAAGTTTCAGAATACCGCAAGGCGTGAAAGTAATTGATGATAAGTTAGTCATACCGAAGTTCCTTGAAGGC